GAAGAGAACTATTTAAACTTTTTAAAGCACTATCTTGTTCAGATAAAAGACCTGAAATATTATCTAGGAGTAATTTTTCTTTTACTGAAATATCATTTGCTTTTTCTTTATCTCTGAGTTGTTTTCTAGTTTCTAGTAAGTTGGCTCTTTCAGATTTAAGTTTATCTTGAAGTTTTTTAACTTGGGAAGATGTAAGGGAAGATATTTTTTGTTGGCTATCTCTAAGTTTTTCTGAGATGGATGTTAAAGATCCTAAACTTTTACTTCCAACATTATATAATTTGTTGGATGTAGATACTTCATCATTAATTGCTCTAAATGCAGAAACTAAATCTGAACTTTTATCTGAAATTATATCCAAATAGTCTTTAGATTCTTTTAAATCTTTTTTAAGTTGGTTTAAATCAACTGAGGCTTCGTTTATTCCTTTCCAAGGATTTCTTTCCCCTAAGCGCTTATATATATCTTCTATTTCTTTAAGAAGTTTTTTTATTTCCTTAGGATCGTTAGCCATTTAATGTTTTATCATAAATATTGAAACCTGCAGAGTTTCTATTTATACTTTGCAGGTCTCTTATATTGCTCACTAGCTTGCATGAATTCAGGGGCATTTATTTTCCCTGATGGGTCTATTAGATTTTTCTTATTACCCCCATTTTGGGCATTTTGGAATTGTTCTTTTTCGTTCTTGTAATGTTCTTGTAATTTATTGAACGTAAACTTTCGAAGCCAAATAGGCATATTGTATATAGTATTCCAATCATACCCACCTTGTCCATGAAAACATATTTCATGTATTTGTGTAAAAAGCGCGGCTCTAGCCTGGGGTGCTATATCAAATGTCAGGCCAAAAAAAGCTAACCCCAATTGGGATATTGACTCCAACCCCATCATCACTGGGAAAGAATGTTAGGTCTACGTCTGGTTGTAATTCTTTAATGTATTCTCTTAATGCACGAGAGTCTTTTGCTAATAAATAGTTGTCTACAAAATCACGGATATCTTTTTTCTCTCTAGCACCCTCAACAGATGTGATAATATATTTCAAACGTGTGGTCAAGTCTGATGATGCTTCTTTATTGATTTTCTTTAAACCATCAAGTTCACGGTTAATATCTTGCTCATCTTTATGCGTTAAAAAACGAAACGTTACACGGTTACCTGAATGGGGTAGTACAAATTCAAATTCATTTACTTTACGTGATTCAACTTCTGGTTTGAGGGGTAAATTTTCGATTTGGGATAAATCTATTGTATGAGATTCTCCATCATAATCAAATGAATAATCTTTACCATATCCTAAAACACGGGCAGCAACCATAATTGCGTTCTTATCTCCGATTAGAAGTTCATCGTAATTGATAGGAGATACAATTAATGCTTTCATTAATTTGTCCAATACCGTTCCATTTTTAATATAGGATTGGTTGGTAAGAATATCCTCGTGTTTAGCTGTCATGTAAGACATTTCAACTATTCCTTTTGATAATTCGGATCCTTCGGGATAAAGTAAACCTTTAGAAGGCAATTCAACAGTTTCTGTTGGAAGTTTAAATTCACTCATAGATTTTATTTTATTATAACTTTATTTATCATATATACATATATGGAAAGATAAGAAGCCTACCTAAACTAGGCAAGCTTCTTTTCTAAAAAATTTAAAAAATATGTTGTTATCGGATTGTGCTTCTATAAATATGGTGAGGATTAGTTGGATAAATTTTCCATTAATATTCTCTTGACTTCTTTTATGTTATTGTTTATGTCTTCCTCCCAAAATCTAAGTAGTTTATATCCATTTTCCAAAGCCCACTGGTTTTTTTCTTTGTCTCTTTCTAGGTTTTTTGTTTGGCATTTATTAGTTGGGCCGTTTGGATATTTTACAGGGTTACAATGCCAAAAATCCCCATCTACCTCTATTAATATATTATGGCATGGTAGAAAAATGTCATAAAATGCTTTGATTTCTTTTGCGTAAAAAGATGTTTGATATGATATATCAAGAATTTCTAATATATTAGTAAATGTTTTTTCAAGTTTGGAGGGTTTATATTGTTTTTTTCCAATATCTCCGGTTTCCCATTGTTTTTTTTTTGTTTTACTTATTTTATCTATAGTATTTTTTGGTCGTTTTTGGGAAACATGTTTTAATATGTGGTTGTACTCACCTGAAGCGAATTTGGTTTTTCTGGTGTCTGAAATAGCTTTTATGCGTTTTTCAGATTTGGGGTCTCCCCATATTTCCTCGAATGTTTTTCCCTCACTTATTTTTTTAAGATGTTGTTTGTTGTATTTGGGGAAATCTGCTAAAGTAGCATTGTATTTCATTAGTTCACCACAACCACATTGGCATATAGGTTGAGTACCGTTATATTTGGTTTGAATTAAATAGTTTTGCCTGTTTTGTTTATGTTCGTGGAGAACATGTTTGGCAAACTTGATTTTGTTATCTGTTTGATAATCGCAATATGCACAGTTTTCCATAAAAATAGCCCTTTCGTTCTATTATACATATACGAAAGGGCTTGTAAAGTGCAAATGGATTATTGCGTAAGTGTAATTATTTTTTTAATAATTTAAAACTACGTAATCTGGCTGAACGGTCATGGAAATGTTTACAGCAACTCCATCATCATCCCAGTTATAATCACCAAATGATGCTTCTGTAATCATGGCTCCTTTAATAACCCATTCTGAAACGATATCTCCAACTGGTCCTACAATGTTGAAAGTTAAATCTTTCTTGTAAAAATCAGAATAACCATCTCTACCTGTTACAGATTCGTGGTGTAAACGAACCCATTCCATTACCGCTTGAGCTCCGCTTGGTGTGATTGGATCAAACAAGGTGAAATTGATAGTACCCCATGTTGTTTTTCCTTTTACAAAACGTTGAACGTTAATGTGGTTAAGAGCAACTGCAGTTTGAGATAGTGTAACAGCACCCATTCCTTTTACCATATATGATGGAATACCATCAATGTATAGGATAAAACGGTTTGTTTGTTTTGGTTCAAACGCTGTGAAAAATATTTCGTTCGGATCTAAGATTGCCATTTTTTATTTTGTTTTTTATTTCAATTATACATATTTAGTTTTCCAACTTTTTATCCTGGGAATGTTGCTCCTGTTGGTTGAAGGATAAAGTCAAGTGCTATAAATTCTGCTGTACGAGATGGTTGAACGTAAATTTGACCGATCAATTGGTTTCTATCTACTACATCAGGTGTATTATTTGTTTCATCCATAATTACTTTAAATGCATACAAACCTTGTTTTTGTTGGATTGTAGTTAAGTATGGATTTACACGAGATAAGAAATTATTACGTGTTGTAATTGTGTTTTGTTCGAATACTAATGTATCTGCAATTTGTGCAATATATGCTTTCAATTCAATCATCAATCTTCTTACATTAATTCTATCTAGAGCAGAAGCACCTTTTTGTAATGTTTTCTGTCCAAATACAGATACTCCTGTTCTTGGGAATGTAGCAATTGGGTTGATATTGTTTGAATATAATTCGTCTCTATCTGCTTGAGATAATTTAGATTTAGCGGCAATCACTGATGACAATCCACCTCTGTTAATACCCGCTGGAGCAAACCATGGAGCAGATACTTTATCGTTGTAAGCGTAAACTCCTGGGATTAAAGTTGAAGCCGGTACAAATACTTGTTTTCCTGTTCCAGGATCCACTATACGAACCCAAGGCCAGTAAGTAGCAGCATATGAAGTGTCTCTGCTTGTTGCTTGTGTAACGGCATCACCTAATATTCCACTGTAATCTACCATATCAACTACATATAAATTATCTCCTCTATTTGTTGTGTTAGTGATAATTGTTGAAATTGTTGCTGTATGGTGTTCGTTGATTAAACCTGGTGTAGATAAGATATTGAATTGGTAGTCATCTTTGTTAGCTAATAGATCAACCATGTTATCGTAGCATCCTGCTGTTAATCCTTGTGTGTTTGAAGAATTGATTGCTTCATAAAAATTTGCACCACCTTTTACAGTACCTGTAGCTCCACCAAATGAACCTGATCCATTAATTGGAAGAGATGCTGTATAAGCGGCAACTGGTTGTCCGTTATTGTCTAAATAGTTTGGTGTAGGTGTTACATTTTTAACACGTACGTATCTTGATTGGTTAGTAAATGAGCCTGTAGTGATTTCGATTTGGTTTGTTGTTGAACTATATTCTACTACTTGATCACCAATTACTCTAGAAATAAAACGAGATGAGTTTGGATCTAAACTAACGTTATTCCATGTCTCTAGTATAATTTTATTACTGTCTTTATCATCTCCTCTTCTAATCAATACATTAAATGTTCCAGATCCAGTGTTTGAATTTGTAATTTCCCATCTAACGTTATCTTTTGAACCAGAAACTAATGAGCTAGATACTTCAGCACCACCGTTATTCATGATAACTCCTTCAGAAATTGTTTCAAGAGCAAATGAAGATGAAGCAGCATTTATGTAATTTGAAACAACTGAACTAGTAGCAGCTGAGTATGAACCTGTTACAACACGAGCAACAATTAATGAAGTTCCTCCATTTTGAAAGTAATTGTATGCAGAGATTGATGTTAAATATGAGTATGTATTACTTCCACTCACTAAAACATCTCCAAATCTGTTTACATAGTCTGCATATGAAGTAACAAGTGTTGGGATTTCAACAGGACCTTTAACTGTAGGTCCAACTATAGCTGCACCAGCTTGTACAGGTTGTCCTGTTAAAAATGTGTTGTCTATCTCGCTTGTGGTTACTCCAGGGGATACTGAGAAATTTGCCATTTTAATATATTATATTTTTATTTTATTATAAATATTGTTTTCTTTGTTAAAAACTATTTTTATCCAAAAGAAACTCCAGTGGGTAATACATTGAAATTCAAATTAATGAATTCTGATGTTTTGGTTGGTTGTAAATAGATAGCACCTATTAATTGGTTATTGTCTATTGTTGTAGGTGTATTATTTGTCTCGTCCATAACTACTCTAAACGCATATAAACCATTTCTTTGTTGAACTGATGATAAATATGGGTTAACTTGAAGTAAGAAGTTATTGCGTGTTGCAACTGTATTTTGTTCGAATACAAGTGTGTCTGCAATTTGTGTAATATAATTTTTAAGTTCAATCAATAAACGTCTAACATTTACACGATCAAGTGCACTTGCTCTTTTCTGCATTGTTTTTTGTCCAAATACTACAACTCCATTGTTTGGGAATGTTGCAATTGGGTTTACATTTGCCTCATATAACGTGTCTCTGTTTCCTTGAGTTAAATATCTTTCAGCCATTGTTACTGTAGGCATTACTCCACGTGTTGTTCCAGCAGGTGCAAACCATGCTTCAGCAGCATTATCATTAAAGGCATATACGCCAGGAATCATAGTTGATGCCGGTACCCATACTTGTTGACCTGTTCCAGGATCAATTGTACGAACCCAAGGCCAATATGTTGCAGAGTATGATGAATCTAAATTAGCAGCTTCTAAAGCAACAGATAATACTTGAGATCCATATGGTTTAAGATCAAGCACTAACATTGAATTTCCATTATTACTACAAACAGAATCTAAAAGAGTTAATGTAGAAGTGTGAGATGCAAAATCAAGGATTAAACCTGGTGTTGTAA